TATATTATCCTTTTCCATTCTAGTTTGAATGGCTAATAAATCTTGTTCAAAATTGTAGCTTAATTTTTCTCTTCTTGCTTTTGTTTGTTTGTAAACTTCTATTGCCTCAGCATCATATGGAAAGCCTCCAAATTTATCTCCTGTAGCAAAATTAAATACAATTATATTAATTAGTTCTTGTTTCTTATATTTCCTTGCAAGTTTGCCAAATATTAATTTCATATTTGTTTTAGCTTCAAACTTTTCTGCTGGCATATTAGCTCTCATGCCATGTTTTGTAATATCATATGTTGCTCTCTGAAAATGTAGCTTTATAGATAAGTAAATTTTATATGCTTCAAGCGCGTTCATATTCTTGCCAATAATATACATACTTAGGCCATATCTCCTGTGTGTCTTTTTGTTTTATAAGTTTATAACCTTGACTTTCCAATATCTCTTGTAATGTGTTTGCCTTAAGTTTTTGCCAATACTTTATAGGATTATCATATAACATACGACCTTGTCTACCTAAATTTACATCTTCGTATGTGTATTTCTCCAATCCATTTTCTTCTACTACTATATTAGAAATAATAATTTTATCTGGATTGCTTAAATTAGTAATTTTTTCTAACAAGTCTAAAGGTGCAAGTATATGATATAATACACCACAACATACTACAACATCTGCTGGCCTTCTTTGATCATAGAAATTTTCATAATTTTTACAAATAACTTCTGCACCTAATTCTTCTAATGCTTCTTTCATCAAAACATTAGGCTCTATACATCTATGGTGGTTAGGTTTTTGTCTTTGTATTAGTTTTGTATGAAAACCAAATGCAGGACCTATTTCTATAACATTACTGCCTATAGGTATTCCAGAAAAGAATTCCTCATAAGTCCATTCACAATACTTATCCCATTCTTCATCCATTATAAAAGTTTCTCTGTCTTTCTTTTCTCTTTTAGAAGATTCATATCTAATGCTTCTTCTTTAATTTTTGCCTTTAAATTTGCTGTTAAAAATTTACTAATAGACTCTATCTCTATTTCCTTTTTTATACAGTAATCACAAATCATATCCATACATGGTGTCTGTGCATTAAAAGCAGATTTTTCAATAAACTGAGAAAACTCTGTAGAAGTATGAAACTCCTTTGTAACTAAAAATACGTCACTAACTTTTTCTTCAGTCATCTCTATTGTGTTGTCTACTACCACTTTTGGCATCATTTTTATTCTCCTGCACCCATTGTTTAATATATTTGTGAACATCATTGTGGCACTCTATATAAGGAGCAGGGCAACAGGTGCGTTGTGCCTCTCCCTTACGATCAAATGTATGAACAACAGGATGCTTAAAACAATCTGCTATAGAACTAATTGTTTTAGGTTCACCCTTTCCAAAATGTGCAATTGAAGGCAGGTTAGGATCTATCATTAGTTCTAACAATCCTTGTATAACATCATGAACATGAGTAAAGTCTCTTTGCTTATCTCCTTTGCCATATATTGTTAAAGGTTTGCCTGCTAGATAGTCTTGTTTAAACTTTCTAATAACCGTGCTATATTCTCCATAGTCTGCCTCTCCAGGACCATATACATTGTAAAAATACATTAAAACATAATCTAATGAATATAGTTTTCTGTATAAATTTAGAGTTGTTTCACACATAATCTTGCTAAATGTATATGGATTTTCGTGTGACTCTGCGTATTGTGTGCTAGAACTTGTAGCAAAAAATAATTTACAATTAAATACTCTAGCCCAATCTGCTACAGCGCATGTTGTTGCTATATTGTTTGTAATAGTTTCTGTAGGATATTCTAAAGCTCTTCTAATCCTAGGACTATTTGCTAAATGAAATATAGCAGAGGGAGGTTCAATTCCATGATGATGTGGATTGAAATCTACAACATCACATTTATGATACTCTATATTCTCCCTCTCTATATAATAACTGCCTGATCTATTATCGTCTACGACAGTTACAGCAAATCCTTGTTCAGATAATTTCTCAACAAGATGTGAACCAATAAATCCACAACCTCCTGTAACAATAATATTAGGCATGTCTGTTAGCATAATTGTATGATACTTTATTAATAACTATTAGTCAACATCTTTATAGAAGATATGGTTGTCTACTTCTAAGGTTTGGACATAATAACTTGCCCAATAAGGTTCAACCTTTTTACTGTGATACCATAAGGCACCTTCAGTTATATCTTCCTTTGTCTCCCAACCGTATAGTATGTGTGCTAACACCAATATATCTTTCCAACAATCCTCGGTAGGTATATCAGGTTTGCCATCACAATACCAACTAAATTGGCAAGAGTGTAAATCTATTCTTCCACTAGGATAATATTCTGTTTGTTTCACGACACCACATATGGTATCAGGAAATCTATTATCCTTTACTCTATTGAAAACTACGAGTGCTACTGCTACTTTACCTGCTGTAGATTCACTCCTAGCCTCCCAATAAATGTTTTCTGCTAAACAATGTATTTCATCATCATTCGCTTCAACGTTTCCTACATAACCAAAAAATAATAATGGTAATGTTATCCATAACTTTCGCATATGGTTCCCCCTTTACTATTAAAAAACTAAACTGCAGTAGGTCCTTCGCAACCAGCAAATTCCCAATCAGACTTTTGGACTTTTTTGTCCTTCTTTCTGTCGTAATCCTTTTTAGACTTATGTGCACCAGCACCACTCTTATTGCGCGAGTGCTTAGCCACAGGATTCCTTAACTTTAGTTTCTTTTTCATAATGTTATTTATTATACTTTCTACAGGAGCTATTTTCAAGAATCATTATACCAAACTAAAAGTTTTAAAAATTTATTTTTTTATAAATAGTTTTGTAACATAGATATCATTTATGTTATGTTATAAGTAATTTTAATAAAGGAGAGGTTTCATGACCACAGCTACTTTCGGCAGAGTAGCGAAGCACATGAAAACCAACATTGATAGACTAAGAGAAGATGAACATGTATGTCTCTTCTGCGATGCGGTTCAATTAGTAGCGATTATGTCCGCTCCGTTACTACTGCCCTATTTTATAATTGTCTGGACACCAGGCGTAGGAGGTTTCTAATGTATAAACTAGAAACCGAAGAGCTCAAAACCATAGCAATTACATTTACAGTATCAGGTGCTATTATTAGCATTCCGTTTATACTCATGGTGATGTAATGGAAGAGTTTCAAGACAAATTAGAAGTATTTTGCTTATGGACTATTTTTCTAGTAAGCATTGGAGCAATTGTCCAATGACACTTTGGTATAAACTAGCTCTTGCAGCTTTAATAATACCTTGGGAAATACCTGTAATGATAGCCATAGCAACATTTTTTATCTAGAGGACAAGCGTCTTAGTTGGCGCTTGTTTTCAAATATTCCTCATAAACATCTCGTGCTTCTAATAATTGAGGAACAAAGTCATCACGTTTTTCTACATGAATCATAGGACCGTCGTCTTCTTGTGTAATCAAGACGACTGTTTGATCTACAGGGATACCTGTTCTTTCTTCAAACATAATGGCATAAGCAGAACACTGCATAAAATAATTATAACAATGTGATCTAACTTTACGTTTCTTAGATGTTTTAAAATCTATTACAGAAAGTCTACCATCATATTCTGCTATACAGTCTGCCTGGCCTGCTAGTCTTAAATGATCTGAATATAGTTTGGTTTCTATACCTCGGATATTATCTATTTTAGATAACATCTCTACCATTACAGAATACATTTCTTCGTTCAGAGGATTTAATGTTTTTCTACCCTCTTCTTCTTTCAGCACTTCGTTGTGTAAACGATATTCAACTAGCTTGTGTATTGATGTGCCTCGAGCTGCTGATTGTCTTGATATCTTATCAGCCTCCTTAGCACCTACACGTTTACGCCAGGCATTTATAAATGGTTTGTTCTTGTGTGCAAGAATAGTTGTAACAGACGGATATAGATTACCGTCTGGTGTTTCATACATTCTACTGGTAGATGTATTAACTTGTTTTAGTTTTTCAAAATCTACAAAGTCGTGATTAAACATTATAATATTATGTTCAGTATGATTGTGGTTGCTATTGTAATAACATATAGCCCCCAAATTAGTTTTTCTAATCTATCAAAACTCTCATCTCTTTCGTCAAAGCGTTTGTTGATATCATAGTTAATTCGTTGAAGTATATCTTCGTCTTTCATTTACCTATATCCTTAATATTGTTTTTGCCTATAACCTGATAAGCACCTTTGTTGTATGCAGGCGCAACAGTATAACCTGAGGATATCTTAAGTTTTTCTTGTTGCCACTTTATATCTACACCTGTGCCTTTGCCTGTGCCCTTCATAGAGGGGCTAGCAGAAGGTATTTTATCTGTAGTATTTCTAATCTGTGTTTCTTTTTTCTGTAGCTCAGATGCTGAGATAGAACGAACAGGATTAGAAGTCCTTTTCTTAGATGTAGGATTATTTTTCTTGTATGCCTTACGCTTACGACCATTCATATCGTAACGTAGGGAACCTGAATAATTCATAAATGCCATAGTCACTCTCCTATTGTTTCTATATTATGCACTCTTGTTAAGTAAATGTCAACCATATTTAGCACCAGAGTTTACATCGTTTTTCTTTTTCTTTTTAAAAGTAAAAAAGTTTTTAAATCCACCACTTAATCCCCAAATGGTAAATAGATAT